AATTGGAGATGGTCTTTGCTGGCATTGACCAGCATAACCATAAGAGCCGAGTAACTTTTTTAATTCACTTACTTGCTTCTCTCCAAAACGTAAGTCATTAAGTACTTCCCCTTCTTTGTTTCTTGGGTCTTCCCAAACTTTCTTGTCTATGCCAAGGGGAACTGTTATACACCTGCGGCTTTCTTCAAATTCTAGCGGCAGCACTAATTCTACCCAGTCACCTTCGCTGTCATTCTTTCTGATATAACCGGTTAAATCGTTCTCATGCGTTCTTTGCTGAACAACTATTCGGCAGTCATTAGCTGGGTTATTTGAACGGGTAGACATTCTTTGCGTCCACCAGTTAATTACGTTCTCTCTTTTGATTTCAGAGAGATCACCCGGGTCGTTAGGGTCATCAATGATAATAATTGAACCGCCTTTACCGACAGTTTTAGATACTACGCTTGTTGATTGCCGGTAGCCTGTTTTGGTATTCTGGAAAAAGCTCTTAACGTTCTGGTCTCTAAGAAGAGGGAATCTATAGCCCCAATTATCCTGATACCAGCTACTTTCGAGTAAAGCTCTGTTTTTCTGTGCATGCTCAAGGCTTAAGGAATTCACGCAGGATACAGTTAAAAACCGCTCACTCGGGTTATGTATCCATACCCACGCAGGAAAGGCTACCGATATTAAATTGGTCTTGCCCGTGCGGGGCGGAACATTAATAATAAGCTTCTTTATTTGCCGCCTGTAAACTGCCTCTAGATGCTCAGCTATGGCCTTAATATGCCAGCTATCAATATATGGCATGTTACCTTCAATATAAGGCCACGCACTTTTGAAAAACTCATATAAAGAGCCTGCAGCAAGGTATCGTTCTTTTAAAGAGTAAAGCTTTACTCTTTGATTTTCTATCTCTTCCTTATGCATCAAACTTATTTAAGTATTATTTTTTACTTAAATTAATTATAACACACTACTTTTTAATCTTGATTTTCTCGTGCTTTTTTGGGTTTTATGCTTCTGCCATTTGTTATACGTAATAAAATGGTATCGGATTTAAATATAAAACTTGGAGAATATATCAGCTAATAAAAGAGGTTTTGCTTTTTATAATGATACGGCTCTATTTGCTGCCATATCAAATACTACTGATAATGTTACTTATGGTACTAAGATTATAGCAGATTTTATCTGCTTGCTGCTTTGCAAATTTTTTCATTTTTCCTCTCCTGTTTTATCTTTATAATACTGCTTAACTATATACTCCACCTGTGCTTTTCTTGTACGCATGTTATCCTTGGCTTCCTTGTCTATCAGCTCTAGTAATTCATCGTCAGGGGTTATATTTATTGAATTTTTTTGTTTAGTCATTTAATCCTCCACTAGTTCCCAATCATTAGATAAAACTTCTTCTAGACTAAAATAAGCAGCAGTTATTGTATCTAAAGGTAAAAAAGTCTCTTCTCTATGAAATTTATCCTTTTTTATGCGTTTATATATTTCTATACATTTATATAGAACACCCATCCTGTCCCGCTTCATGTAGGTTGTATCTCCACATTTTATTGCTATATTAGGATTTTCCTTTAGTTTGTTAAGTGCTTCAATTATGTTCATTTTCTTTACTCTCTATTGTTAAATCAGCTGTCGGTAAATTGTTAAATGTTTTTTCTAATCCTTTTTAATTACAGCAGTTGATTCCTCTGGTTTAAGTTATCACCTGTTAAATCATTTATATACCAGTTGTTAAATCCTCAACTACTATTACTCCCTATTATCGTACTCAAACATTACTTTTTTACCTGCTGTTATTATGATGTAATCTATGTCTTCGCTTTCAAAAAGGTAAGTAAAGGTATCGCTTAACATAAACATCAAACAATCTATCAATACAGCAAATTTATTAATCCTAATAGACGTATTATCTTTATCCCAAATATCCATAAAAATAATATTACCTTTCTATTTTTATTGGGTATTTAGAACTTATATCACTCAAATAAATATAAACAAATTCCTTATATTTATTTTCAAACAAGCAAGCTATCCGTTTAAATAAACAATCTGCGTGCCTCCATTCATTGATTGTGGCAATACCATCACCTTTAATCCATTTTATAGTTTTATAATTCTGTCCTATCTTCATTAAACTATTATATGTTTTACGAAGAATACGAATGTCATGTTTTTTAGTTGTTTTATCTGTAATCATTTTATTACCTTATATTTACCACTTGTTTTCTGGTTAGTTTTTCTCTAACACTACTATAACTTTTAATATTTTTTTACCCTCGCTATCTGTAAAAGTGCCTATATAACGAGATATAGATGACTGGCATTTCTCTATCTCTAAAGAGTAATCTTTATATCCTTTTAACTCATCGACTACACGGATAGAAGCAAAATCCCTTAACTCATAAAAAGCTCTGCGGGCGAGTGTAGTTGCCATTTTCTTTACTGTGCTGTTGTATATATCAACAAGCGATGCTGCTTCTTCCTCGTTACAATTATATTTTTCGATATTTTCAATAATAACTTTGCTAAATAATTTGCTCATGATTAACTACCCTTAATTATACTTTCTAGCATTCTTTATTTGTGTCTTGCAGTACTCTAATCTGCCAATCAACTGGTTAATTATGCAGTAATTCTCTGGGAAACATTCTCTTATAACTTTTAATACTTTTTTAGAATGTTCGATTTTATCTTGATAGTATTCGATAATTTGGGTTTCTACCTCAACATCTGAGTTATAATCAATCTTACAAGGCCCATACCATCTTATGCTTTTATATCCATCTTCTTCGGTCGTAAAATTGTTTTCTATAATCTGATCGGCTAATTTTCTTTTTTCTATTTCTAGAAGTTCGGTTATTGTATTCATAATTTTAATCCTTTTATTTCTTTTATAATTACATATTACAATAATTTACAATCATTGTCAATAATTATTTTTAAATAAGATTTATTTTTAATTATTTAATTACAAGAAAAGATAAAACATAGCTACATTATTGGAATAGGTTTTTTTTAATCAGACCAACAACGTTTAGGATTATTATTATTATTACTTTTATTTTTGATCATATCACTTATTCAATCAATAATTTGTAACTTATCAACTACTCCAAAGACAGATAGGCTTTGAAAACTATTTGTATTAGTTTTATTTGTCAAAGTCGGTATTACCTCTTCCCAAGTTGTTCCGCAAGAAAAAACTGCCTGCTCTTTAGGTAAAAGCATGTAGGTAATTTCTTTAAGCTCTAGTCCTAAGCTTTTAGCAATTTCCTTAATTATGTCTCTATAATTAGTTTCTATCCATTGTTTAACAAATGAATTTGGAGCTTTTAGCTCAATAGTTTTAGCTTCCTCGTCAATAATGGGAACTAGCTTACTAAACCAATTTTTATAAACATATTCGTCATAAATAACAATTAATTTTTGGCAGATATCTCCCCATATTCCTTCCGGTAACCTCAGTAGCTCAAGTGGTTTCTGCTGTTCTTGATGTTCATTACTGTTTACCGGTATATTAACCTTAAACGTAAAGTTGATATTTCCTGTTTTAACTGCGTCGTGTTTTTCATAACGCAAAGCCCGAGCCATATAAGCAATAAAGCCATTCTTATAATCAAAACTAGCCGTTATCTTGGGATTTTTAGACATTTTTAAAACTAGCTGGATGATAAAATTATCAGAGAAAGGACGTCCTGACTTAGAGCGTAACTCATCACAAGTTACAGGGTCAATTAGCGGTAACATGTCTGTTAGAGTTTTTGACTTAGCATATGCAAAAGGTTTATAGACTTTTGCCTTCTTTTCCGCATTAGTCGGCTTTTTCCGTTCATTAGGTAGTCGTTTTTTAAGCTTAACAGGTTTAAAAGGCTCTTTTGGAAACAGGACTATTTCTGAAGTGGTATTTTCTTCTATTTTAACTTCTTCAGAAATTAAAGAAGAATTAGATTCATGATCTATATTCTTTTTATTATTTTCATACTTATTATAAGAAGTCGGAAGTGTACTTCCGAGTTTAATACTTTTGTAATATTTATCAGTAGTCTCTAAAATGATTTTACCTCTACAGGTATAACTAAAAACGTATATATTCTCTCTCCTTATCCCTTTAATTTTAATAGCTTTTCGCCATTTACTATGGAATATGTGACTTATTGCTTTTCTTACTGTGCGTAGTTGTCTATCTGTGATCTTGAGTTTTGTACAAAGAAATTCTAAAGAAAAATATGTAACCCTGTTATCTGATTTCTCTATTAGAGCGTAAATAATAGCTACTAGTTTTAACTGGGATTCGGTTAATGGTTTATCCTTGGTATTATTTTGTGGAATGTCTTCCCATATATCTTTGATTATATGGAAAGAACTAGTCTGTTTTTCTGCATATAAATCTAAATAATATTGATAGGCTTCTTGGTAAATAGGTCTTTGAGCTTTTTGTTCATGTTTTTGTGCTAAATAAGCCATTTTATTTGTTGTTAGTTAATGTAAATTAAAAATTTTCATAAAACCAACAATAAATTTCTTGACTAGTAGGTAATACTCTACTATTCTCAAACCAATCGTTGTTGGTTTTGAAGTAAAAAATAACGGTTGACATATTGCTAGATACATCTGATTGGTTAGTACTAAAAACAAACTTTTTAATGCCTGGTAAGCCTAAAGTGAGTTTTGTTAGTTTAACTTTCTAAATTATTTTATTTGTTCTGAATAAATTATTCCTTTTTTTTATTGTTTATGTTCTGTAGATTAGAGATATTATTTTTTAATGTCAAGAATATACAAAGACTAATTTTGTAAAACTTTTATTATTACTTATGCAGGATAAAGATCTTCTTAAAAGTGCTATTATGCACTTTAGTGGTTACTCTAAAAAATTTCGTGAAGTATTTGATGCTTTAATTGATATATCAATTAATAATAAGGTAAGAATTAATATTAATTCTTTATCTCTTAGTTCAGGGATGAAAAAGTCTACTATATATTTTGCTATACAAAGATTTCAAAAAGATGGATTAATTGAAAAAAATGATCGTCGTTCAAGTGAAATTTTTTTTAAGCAAGATAAGTTGGACCATTATTTATCTCTATTAAAAAATTTAAAACAACATATAGAAAAAAAATAATATTCTTAATTTATTCTTGTTTTAGTCTTGACAATATAATTTCCATACATTATACTAATCCATAAGTAAGGCATAAAAAAACGCGTGCGCCAAGGAAAGTGCGTAAAAATCAGTCGGTGAGAATCCGACCTATGTAAAGTCTAACCAACAGCATAGAAGCAACTATTGCATTACAGGAGGTGACGAATGTGATGAAGCCAATGGAAGCGACATATCAGGCTGCAACGCAAGTGAAGGTGTCGAGCTCCGAAATATATGGCATTATAGAGGCCGACGTTTTGCGTTATACGGAAGGCAGCATGAATGGTGACGTAATGGTAAGTCATCACTCACTCTATCGGGGTCGAAGTCCGTGGCATGGTATGAGATGGAGTTTACGTAAACTTGGGAGATCTTCTGTGTTCTTGGAAGAGTATGTCGGGACAAGTCAAAACAGACGAGAACTGGCAAATGATACAGAAGAAGTCGGACTGATTGATAGTACTCGGAGCGTAGGAAAGCTATGTACATGGGGAAGCGGTCAGCAATGGAAAGCCTGGTTAAGTACCAGTCATAATAATACACTGAGGTTATAATAAATGATGCAGGTTAAACTTAATCAGATAGCTAGAAGAGCGAAACAAGATAAGAAGCTAAAATTCACATCGTTAATACATCATGTGAATGAGGCTAATCTTGCAGAATGCTATCAAGAGCTCAAGAGTAATAAAGCTTGTGGAATTGATGGTGAGACAGTGGAAGCTTACGGCAAGAATTTAAAAGAAAGACTTGGTCAATTAGTGGAAGTAATGAAGTCTAAGCAATATCGTCCAAAGCCAGTAAAGAGGGTCTATATCCCAAAAGCTGGTAAGGATGAGAAGCGTGGACTTGGTATACCATCTGTTGAAGATAAGTTAGTTCAAATAATGCTAAAGAAGATCTTAGAAGAGATTTATGAAGTAGAGTTTTTGGATGTATCTTATGGATTTAGGCCTAGGTTAAGCTGTCATGATGCAATAAAAGCATTAGACAAAGCGGTTATGACTAAACCAGTTAACTATATCGTAGAAGTAGATATTAAAGGGTTCTTTGATAATGTTAATCACTATTGGCTACAACGATGCTTAGAGGAGAAAATTACAGACCGTAATTTATTATGGTTGGTAAGAAAATTCTTAAAAGCTGGAGTAGTTGAGGATGGAAAGCAGTTAGCAACGGAAGTTGGAACTCCTCAAGGAGGGGTGATTAGTCCATTGCTTGCAAATATCTATCTTCATTACGTACTAGACTTATGGTTTAAGAAAGAAATTAAATCACAAACAAAAGGGCATATGGAGCTAATACGCTACTGTGATGACTTTGTAGTATGTTGTGAAAGTGAGAAAGATGCAAAGAATTTTCTAGAGCTGCTACATACGAGGTTAGTAAAGTTTGGTCTACAGGTATCAGGAGAAAAGACTAAAGTTCTTAAATTTGGACGACAGGTTTGGAAGCAAGCTCAGAGAAGCAAAGAAAAGGTAGAAACTTTTAACTTTCTGGGGTTTACGCATTATTGCGGTAAGAGTAGACGAGGATATTTCATTATGGGTCATAAGACTAGTAAAGAAAATCTTAGTCGGAAGCTTAAGGAGATTAAAGAGTGGTTAAAGAATATACGTAATAAAATGCGTCTTAGAGAATGGTGGCCAGTACTTAAATCTAAATTAACGGGACATTATAATTACTTTGGAGTTAGCGGTAATTATCGCTGTCTCCAGCAGTTTTATAACCAAATCTTTTCCATGATATTTAAGTGGATAAATCATCGAAGTCAGAAAAAGAGTATGAACTTTGATCAATATCAAAATTATTTACAATGGAACCCATTACCGACGCCGAGGATATGCTATGCAATGTATTAATTCTAGCTTTTATAGCGAATGTTCCATTGAAGAGCCGTGTGCAGGAAAACTGCAAGCACGGTTCTGTGGGGGTTACCATAGCATTGAAACTAATTTTAATATGTAGTAAATGCTATGGTTTCTACCCGACCTTAAGTTTACGGCTTAAGACGTTTTTATAACCTTATAAGTGGCAAGAATTAATTAGTTTACTAGACGAGTAAAATTCTTACTTTTAATAACCAAATTGAGAAGAAGGTATATATGCAAAATATCTTAACGCTACCATTATGTCAAGGTAGTTATTCAGAATCAAAAAATCACGAGAAAATTAATAATTCGGTAAAGCATGGTACAATAGAGTTAATAAGCCATGAAATATCAAAAGAAAACATACAGGATCTTGAAGAAGTAAGCGTTGCTAAGGCTATAGAAACCTTAAAGAAAATGTTACTACCTACCAAAGAAGCGGTGCAAGTATTTTCTAATCTTGAGCAAGCAAGGCTAGCAGTAAAAATCCATAATGAGCGTCAAGCAGTAAAATTACCAGCTAATATAAAAGAAGTACCTAAATTTCATGAGGTTAAAGATGAACTTGTCGAGTTATCTGCATCTACCAGAGACATATTTGCCAGAATCGGCGAAAGAGCAAGGGAAGCATTTATAGAGGAACAGATAGAAAGAGCTAATTTTTATAATATTTCCTATGAACTTTACGGTGATAATTACTACCAGTTAATGCAAGATATAGACCAGTATGAATATTTACTTGAAAAGGCAAAAGATTACTGTGTTGACTGGGATAGTAGCGAATATGATCCAGTAGCTCTAGAACAGCTAATTGAAGAAGCTGAGCATAATGCTTACCTGCATGATCAGGAATTATACTCTTACTTTTCGCTAACTAGAGGGGTAGAGGTTTAATATGGCTATAAAAGATTGCTTCATTAAGAAAGAAGA